AAATCTCGCCAGCGTCCTTTACGAACTCAGTCTCGGACTCCTTGATGTTACCGCCGATGCTGAACCCAGAAAGGGTGCCGTCTAGGACCTTCTCCCATGTGGACTCTGCGCCCTTGGAGATGTATACCGTTACGTAGATACCGTTGTAAAACTTCTTAGAAATAGAGTCATAGTAAGAGTCTTCCTTGAAATCAACTAGCCTACCGGCTGCGATAGGCTGGTGCATTTCACGAATGTTACCCTTGAAGCGCTTGAAAGCGACGGCTGATGCGGTAGCAAGTACCACGTCATCCGCTTGGTCCACATTGTCCAAGGTGGCGAAGCCTGAAACCGTACGCTTCTCCTTGTTAACCTTGGAAATGGGCATCTGGAGACTTACTCGGTCCCCATCCGCTTCCCAATGACTCTTTCGTAGTTCCATAAGTGTATATTAGCACGCTAGATTTCCTAATGCCAAATTTCTGCGTGCGGAGTGCTTAGAAGAACTGCTCTCCACCGGGCTTGACGTAGTTAATCTTGATGTTCAGGTATGCGTAAGTGGTATAAATAGCCACAAACGTATAGATAACGCCAGCGGTGTTCTGCCAGTCACCCCACCAAAGGAATGCAGCAATAGTCCACCAGTGCCATACCGCGAACCCGAGGGAGCGGGTCAGCCACTTGAAGTTACCGCGATAAAGTTCGACAAGAATCGATAGTCCACACAGGGTTGACCACACGCCCCACGCCCATTCGGGCGCGAAGTCCTCTGCTTTGCTAAACACATTAGCGCTGGTGAAGACTTCCCAGAAGCCATTCAGAATCCACAGACCCCACGTGAATGTGAGCGCGCCGAGGATACTGGTGACGTACGGGTTGATTGGGCGTAGCATTCCTCTAGCGAGGATTTCGATTCTTTTCATCATTTATCTGTTAACCTCCTGCTGTCCTCCCCTCTCCCTTCGGGTTGCGTCCCTCCCCGGCAGAGTCCGTGGCACCGGCAGAACGAACGCTGTCGCGCTCCCTGTTACCTTGGGCCTGCATTTCATTACGTGCTTCCGCAACCTTGGCTGCTGCGTTGAGGTCAACGAGTTCGTCGCCACCCTCAATGCTCGGCAGACCCCTGCGAGCGCGTTGCTCGTTTGCTGTTTCTGTACCGGTCTTGCGACGACGCTCGTCAATCTTGGACTGAGTGTCCTCGTCGGTAAGAGTTAGTTCATTCAACTTTAGCACAAAGAGGTCAGTGAACTCCTTGACGATGCGATTAATCTTCTTCTCCATCGTTCCCTGCTCGGGACGGCTTACCTGCTCCTTGAACGTCTTATCAGCGTCACGAGCAACAGCAAGGCTGACTCCCTCTGCCAATCCGACCTTAGAAATTGGAACTCGGTGGGCCATGAGAATATCTCCAAGGTTCGCCTTTCGATAGTTGTTAAACGAGGAGTCTTGGATACCGGCTTCGACTGGTTCAATTTTTAGTTCGACCTTCTTCTCTGCTGTGTCTCCCGGTAGCGGGATGAACAGGCTTCGGTGGTTCTTGCCCTTTAGACCTGTCTCGAAGAACTCCAGAATGTTCCTTGCCAACTTGGGGTTGATGGTCGCACCCTTTAGGATAACGACGTGGCGAGGTACAGCCTTGTTTTCGAAGTAGTCAAGGTTGAACTGGGCACTGAACCTGTTACCGGCGACAGCATCCATTGCAGCAATAATGTCCGGCACGCCGTAGAACGTGCTGGACGGCGCGTACTTCTTGATGTGGATAATCTCGTTCGGGTTCGGGTCGTTGGTCAACGGGTTCGGGTCGTCCTTACCGAAGTTACGGAAGAACACCGCCTTGTTGGCAATGATTTGAACATAGCCGTCGCGCTGGCGGCGAATACGAATGGTGGTGGACGGTACGTGACCGATGTAGCCGATACCCCCGCCGTCCATGCGACCGATTTCAAGGTAACCATTACCGGTCGCCTCGTAGTCCTTCCAGACCTTGGAAAGCGTCTCACCGAAGGTGTCCTCTTGATTGAGGTCTTCGATGAGTTCGCGCATGGTGTCTCGACCCTGAGCCAACTTCTTACGGTACTTCTTCAAGAAGGCTTCGTCGTCGGCCTTTTCGTCCAACTTACGCTTGGTGGTGGGAGAGTCTACAAAGTCATAACCCAGACCAACGATGTTTGCCACCTTTGCGTTTACCGCCGCGTAGTGCGGTGAGGACTTTTCGTACAACTTGGCTAGGTAGTCTAGGTTGTACGGCGGTAGGACGACCTCGAAGGCGTTGTAGCCCGTGATGATATCGTCTTCAATGCGCTTGGAACCCGCATCGCCCTTGCCCTCGTAGCGCTTGGCCAATGCGGTGATGGAGCGCTTCCTATTTGAGGTAACGCCAGATAGACCCTTTGCGAATTCGGCGTCTTCCGCAAACGGGTCTACTTCTTCGGTTGCCGCGCTACTGGAGACGTAGGTTACTACACCTTCATCGATATCGTAGTCGGGAACCTCTACTTCTTCTGGCTTATCGCTCTCGCTTGGCACGAATCATGTCCTCCTTGATAGAGGAATAGTCGAGCGGGTCGGGTGTGAGGCCAAAGAGCAAGCGCTGGCGCTGCTCCTCGAACTCGTCATCGGTTACCGGTCGGTGACCTGTCTTGTAGAACGGGCGACCTTCGGTGATACCGAATTCCCTTACCGCGTCACGCATTGCCTGAATGCGCTGCTCGTTTCCCTTCGTAGCGAAAACCATCAGGTAACGGCCCTCGTCATCTGCGACGAATGAACCGTCTGGCATCTGCCAAAGATAGACGCCCCACGGCACCTCTTCGACAACCTGCTTATTAGTGGTAGTAAGTTTCATAGTCTTGATTGTACTCTAATAACGTTTAGTAAGCAAACTGACTACCGGCGCGACGGATATTAGCCGCCACCGCCGTCAATTGACCAATCGTGCGCGTAAACGGCGACAGGTGTGGCTGGCTCTGACATTCCGATGACACCCGGGTCCGCGAATGCCAATACCGGACGGCCCGTGTAGGACTTGTAGATGTGTGAAATGTTGCCAGCGCTGAGAGGAGTGTCGTAGTAAACGACCTGTCCGATGATGCCGGAACCGCTCACAGTAAATCCGCCAGCGGAGTCGGAGGCCAGTACCCAGTGAATAAGTGACCACTCGCCCACGGGCAACGATGAGTCTCCTACGCCATTCCTGTACTTGGTTCCGGTCACACTGAAAATCAACGGATTGTCGCTGCTCGTTGGCTTTACCCACATCTCCAGAGTTCGTAGTACCTGTGCCGTTCCGGTGTCCGCTCCGATGGTCAACGTTCCTCCGTTGAGGTTCAGTCCGTTGTCATCTCGCATAAGGATAGGCTCGTAGTTGTCGCGGAGTACCGCAGGGTACGACGCCGTGACGGCGCGCAGCAGTCCGTTGTCGATGGTGTTGTTGGCATATCCCATAATCTTGACGTACTCCACGAATGAGGTATCTGTCGTCTGGCCACCGGCAAAGGAGAATCGAATCTCCAAGTCCTTGTCGGTCGGGTTGTAGGCGTTAGGAATCATCGGAACTAGTTCGCCATTCTTCAATGCCGTCCACGTGGTTCCATCGAGAGAGCCTTCTACAGTTACTCCGGACGCGCTCCATTCGACCATCACTCCATAGATGGAGGTCAAGCCGGTACCGTCAAGTGGTACGGATGCCGTCCAACTACCGGCCTCAGACGTTCCGGTTGTATTAACTGGATATACGCCCGTATCGCTTACAGATACGTTTTGAATTCTACCGGCCTTGAAGTCCGAACCCTCGACCCAACTCTGGTTGAGGTACACACTTCCCATACCGGAGTGTAGAACGACCTGCTCTCCACCGAACTGCGGAGCAATGTCATCCTGAGCGACGATTCGCCTACCGGCCTCGAAGTTCTGCTTAATCTGGTCTGGGTTGAATGCGGCATAAATTGCTACTCCGTTAACGGCGACCTCCTGAGAAGAAGTGGTTTCACCGACGTACAACTTACCATCAGTAGCAATGAAGGAATCACCCCTCTGCTCGTCGGTCAACTTGACGGAGGCAACCATTTCTCCATCAACGAATAGAGAGTTCTCTTCTGGAGTATGGACGCCAACAACGTGTGCGGCTCTTGGTACGGTAAGGTCATATGTGCATTCAGCCTTACCTGCTGTTAGATATTGTGTTGAGAACTTAACAAGAGTTCCGTTGACAGTCAGTCCGTCATACGCGCTCGCGTGAGAAAGCACCTTCTGGTCGGCGGTGGAAGCAAACATTAGTGATGCGCTCTGGTGCGCAGTTCCCACCCAGCCCGCTCCGGAAGAATCTCCATTGAATGTTAGTC